TAGTATTCCCCACCATGATTGGTCTCCCATCGGCCTTTTGCCTTACTATCTTCTCGTAGTTTAACATCTCCGAAGATCTGTTTATACTCTGGACTGTCCATAAGGTTACGAACCTTAGAACCGAACCTTGCTGATAATTCTGAGTTGTGAGAAACTTGCATAATTTTTAACTTGGGAAACTTCCCTATCATCCATGCAGGAAACAAATAAGATGCAAATTCTGATTTAGTATGTCTAGGAGGCATATTAATTATGAGCCTCCCTTTTCGTTCTTTAGAGATTTTAGTAAATTCTGCTGCAATGATCTGGTGATGGCCCCACTTTTTTGGGTCCTTATCTAAACGGCATACAAAATCAGGCCAAACATTTTTTACAAAATATATAAAATTATCCTGACAAAGTTTAATGTGTTCAATATATTTTTTCTCGACAACTGCTCTAAGTTGTTCATCTGTCAAAAGTTCTTTTTGCATGGGTCCCCTTTTGTAACAGAATAAATTAAATTCGACTACATGTATAGATCTTGTTCTCAAGCCCGATCTATTGTTCCACTAAAAGTTGTACAGGGTGGCAATATCTAGTGGTAAAAGTGTTTATGCTCTACCAGATGTAGAGCCTTCTATCGTTTTGGACTGGGGTGAGATGCTAAACCCTGCTGGTGAAGGCAGGGTTTAGATGGTGATTATTTGTAAGGGTTATGTAAGTAATTAGTACGTTTAGAATAAATTCTTACATTCCAAGTTGGTCTATACTTTTGTATCCAACGTCTTTCATACCAACGTATCTTATGGATATCTTTCACTCTTAATATTTTAACATGGCAATTCAACCGATCTAAATTATAATTTCTTAATCGTTGATGTACATCAAACTTACTCATGCCAATATACTTAATTACTCCATTAGATTTACTGATAAGAAAGTATATACCCCCGAATTGCTCGGGGATATAATCTGGTTTTAGTTTGAATACTCTAGCCATTACTCCATACCATTTTGTAATTGCTCAAGTATTGGTTTTAAATTCCTAACTAGATTTTGTTTTAACTCAATCACAATATCATCATTAGGATATTTAATTAGTATTTCCTCAACAGCACTTTCCAACTGTTTATACATAAATTGATAATTCAAAGTTGTACCATTATCAGTTGGTTGCTCAACAGCATTATTTTGCTGTTGAGTTAGTTGAGTATTTAAAATTGAGATTAGGTCTAATCCTCTAGGCATTAGCACCCCCAATCTTTTCATACTTAACTTTGATTTCAGTTGTTTCCATTTCAACTAAAAATTCCTCATACAATTTTGGAAATTTTTCTTTGAACTTTGCAACATCAAATCTTTTCATAACTCTTTTAATAAGTTGAGCAAAACCCTCATACCCATTATTCATTTCAGTTAAGATGATTAGATTAGTATTTAACTCATCAAAGTATCCAACATATTCTGGTTTCATTAATGAGTTTTGTTTAATGACATCTCTTTCATGTTGTTTTGAGATACCATAGTTGAGCAAGGCAATTTTTGTTTTAACACTTGCTTTTTTTACTCTTGTTTTTTTAAGAGTGTTGTTAGCTTTTGTCATAACATTTCTCCTTTTTGTTTATGTTATAACTAATCTTATATAGATAAGATTTTTATAATCAAGCCATTTTTTAACAAATCTTAAAAAAAATTTCTTCCATAGAGCCACACAGATTAAGATTTCAACCCTTTTAGGTACTAGGGGTCATAGCTATTTTTTAAAATTTTTTTGAACTTGTCAGGAACTTTTGCCGTCAGGTGTTTGGTTTTATTCTTTGTTATAACAACCCAACGCAGTACCGAGACGCGAGACGGCACGGGGAAACCGTGCCGACTATAAAGATAATACGCACCCCAACAAAGTACGCAGAACTTAACAAATGGTAAATCCATTACTTTCCTCGCAGAACTCTATAAAGTTTTCTACATTTTCCTTTGTAAAAGGATAACTACTTCCGTAATTATATTTCTTTTGTATCCATTCCCAAGTGTCGTGATCTTCAGCAGGGTAGTCAGCAGGTGCTAGGTTTGTCTTACCGACCTCTTGTTCCACTTTGGAACGCAACATCTGATGAAGTTTATCAACTTGCTTGTTGTTGGTTTCTGCTTTCTTGGTTTCTTCTTCTACCTCTTTGATAGCTTTTTCAACCGTGCCGTTCTTTATCAATGTACGCAGTTGGTTAGCGATCTGTTTAGCCAAGTCGCCTGACACCCTGTGTCCACTATTCATTTGCCATTCGGCTTTGTCTTTTTCCTCAACGCAACCTGTATGTTCGCAAACGAAGTCAGCTAATCTTCTCCACCACCATACATTGTTTCTAAAGTATTCGCCATTGCTACTTTTATGATTACCGAGACTATATAGATCAAATCCCATTTTATTTTCTCCTTTGTTAAGTTTAAGTTTATCCCATGTATATAAGAGCTTCATCTGTAATGTCAAGCAAAAAAATTTGAACCACAGAACTCCCAGCACCCAGCTCCTGCTGTTTGAACTTCTCCCTGCCACCCAGCTTCTTTGTGCGAGAACGCAGATCCGTGCTACCTGGTACGCTGCGCGGGCTCCTACCATATGGTCAACACCACCAGTATCGACAGAGCGAGAAACGCGGGCATCCGCAGTGCCATCAGGATCGTCCCCAGAGCCCAGCCGCACGCAATGATGGCAGTCATGCAGCCTCCTTTTCATCCAGTAGCTCTTGAGCGCGAACTTCAATTGCCCACCAGACGAGATCGTTCAGCAGCTGCTTCAGGGATCCAGGATCATTGGAAATGTATTTGAGAAACTCACCCTTCTTCAGGCCGTGGTCCCCAGCATGCTGATGCAGTAGATCCCAGATCTCTTCCTCATGACGTGCGTGAAAGTCTGTCGTTTCATCGTAGTAGATGACTCCAGCCACGCCTCCCTGGCAGCCATGGTTCGCGATGTCACTGATCAAACCAAGCTCCTTGGCTTCGTACGCGCGAAGGCATTCTTTGATGTTCTTTTCCTCTGTCCATTCTTTCTTCTCAGGCGTTACCATATCAACACTCCTGTTATAGATAGGATTGCGATCACGGTGGCCAAGAAGGCCACCTCTACTAGTATGCTATTACTCATTTGTTCTCCTTTGTTGGCTTTGCAGCGGCTAGAGTTATTTGGTCTAGCTTTCCCCCACATAAGTGGATAAAGGCTCCAAAGCTTTGTTTATGTGTCCCATGTATATAAGATAAATATCTTCTGATGTCAAGTGAACTTTTCGAAAAAATTTTTCACCAGAGTCCTGAGCTGCAGATGCAGCTCTATCTTCAAAGCACCGAAGGTGCGTGTGGCATGGTGAACGAGGCGTGGGCACAGAAAGGAAAACAAATAAAAAAGCACCACGCCTCTGGGATCATTGTACCATCTCCTGCTGGGGTCTGCACCAGTCACCTGATGGTGAGCTGCACGGGGGTTACCTTTCACCGAGAACGTAGATTTGCTTGACATGTGTAGTTCAACGAGGAACGAGCTTCCTGATCCACGCTGCTCAGGGGACTCAGTTCCCTGCTTTTACAAAATTCTCCTTGACATGACTGATGAAACGAGGAACGGGAACTTCTCCTGAGCTGCACCAGCGTCCTTCGGATCCCGCTGCATGGGCCCATTCACCTTATGGCACGTAGAACGCAGTTCTGCGTGGTGCGAGAAACGAGGATCAGGCTTCAGCTGACGCTGCCTGGAGGATGCAGCTCCAGAGGCCCGTGTTACTAGTGTCGTCCGTCCTATAAACGAGACGCGTGGAACGAGAATCACGGCTCACGGCTAGAATTTCTAACGCCCTCTCCTTGAGGGGGGAGTTAAGAATAAATACTTTACCACCTGCTATTTGGTACTTGATGTGCCAGTTGATTTGCCACTTTGAAAGACCTCGATTCTTGAGATCATTTGCTTTTAGTTCCAACCAAAATAATTGTTTATTTACCAAGCAGTGAACATCTGGAATTCCATTGACTGTATTGCTTTCTATCCTTGTAAAATGCGTAAAATTTGACTTGTCGCCTAACTTCTTGATACGATTCCAAAGCTTTGATTCATTCGATTGTGCCATAATTTATTCAAGTCAATAATTACAAATTCTACCTATCACAACCTTACCTTTTATCAAGTGTAAAACCCAACTTTGATATGGTTTAGGATCTAAATTATTCTCTACGTATTC